GTATTGCTTGCAGAGATTCAAGAAAGCGAAACATATCCGTGAAGCTGGCTTCATACATCGGCACACGACCCGGCATTATGGGTGTCGGCAACGCTCTGATACGCCTACGCCTGCGCGGGAATGTGAGCCACTGCGAGGTGGTTTTTGAACCCGGCGATGGTGTAGAACACTTGATGCCTGATGGCACTTGTGCACCTGATGCTGAAAATCGGCTTTGGTGCTTTTCAAGTGTAGGGCTAGAAGAATTGCCAAGCTACTCCCCACGTAGGGCTGGCCGTGTTGGTGGTGCGCGTTTCAAACGGATTCATGTGCACGACTGGACAAAGTGGCAGTTGGACAACGTGCAAGCACAACCATTGATTGCCGCACGATTAGCGAACCAACTGCAGGGCACCTTGTATGACTGGCAATACATAGCTGGCTTTCTTGCTTGGCCGATACCGAACAAACAAGACCGATTGGCATGCAGTGAGGCATGCGCGGCAGTTCTAGGGCTAAAAGACCCGCACAGGTACGATCCGTGCAGTCTGCAGGCCGTGGTGAGGAGTGGCTATGTACATTGACAAGTTGTTGACCATCGCGGGATTATTTGGCGATTGTTTGTTTGGCGATTCTTTGTTTGCCGCTGTGCAAGAAAGTGAGCGACCATGATTCAAGAATACCTCTCCCGCGCGGGTGTTCCAGGAGTACTTCATGCCGAAGCAATTGAGGTGCTTGCGGAGGTGCACGAGCAGACAAGTGGTCTGCTTCTTGCTAAGTTCAAGCCTCGTCTGTTTCATGCAGGAGACATTGCCGAATGTCTCAGCTGGGAAAGTGAGCGCCTGATTGATGTCCGTCCAGACTTAGCTGAATGGGACATTGCTCCAATGATAAACATCACTTGTAACGGCGATAAAGGTGATTGGGTTGGTGCTCCTGGGCAGGGACGCCCACAGCCGGGTAGTTGGCTTAACCCAGACCCCGAATCTGACGATTACAAAGCCGCCGTCGCCTCATGCTACTGGTGCCCAGGCCATCACCCACGCAGTTATGAGGCCCGGGTTGCTTGGTATAGACGAAACGCTGGCGAGTATGTTGCTTATACGCGCGGGGTAAAAGTTCAAGAGCAGGTTAAACCGACTGTGTGGGCGCAAGATGACATCACAGTCGTAAACCACGGCGACGCCTGGCAGATTAAGCGTGATCAACACATCGCATTCGGCTTTGGCTTGAAGTACAGGCTAGGCCATGAAATTGATAACGTCTTTGACTTAAAAACCGGCGAGCAGCGCTGGTATCCAATACCAGGCTACGACCTTAAAACGCCTGTCACATGGTCTGTTTTGCCTAAAAAAACCAATGCCTAAAATAACCATCCCCGTTGTTGGAAAAATCGGCGTCATCAAAGACATTGAGCCGCAAGAGCTGCCAATCAATGCGTGGTCTGACTGTCTGAATATGCGCTTTTATGACGGCATTGCCGCGCGGATAAAAGGCGACAAAAAGATATTCGACACGCCAGCGGTAACACCATACTGGCTGCATCAATACACTGTAGACGGCGTTCGCTACTGGATACATGCAGGCACGGCGGCGGTGTATGCTGACGATGGCACAACCAGAACAGACATCACACCATCAAGCGCGCCAACGGGCGACGCAGACGATTACTGGACTGGCGGCGTTTTTAATGGGGTTCTTGTTGCCAACAACCAAAAAGATGCGCCAATCTACTGGGGCGGCTCTAGCATCGCGGCTACGCTGACAAACTGGCCAGCTAACACCCGCGCAAAAAGTCTAAGGCCATATAAAAATGTGCTTGTGGCTTTGGGTGTCACAAAAAACGTAGGCACCACGGACGATGAATACCCGCACATGGTTAAGTGGTCTAGCATCGCAGACCCAGGCACTTTGCCAGCCACTTGGGACGAAACCGACGTAACAGAGACCGCAGGAGAAAAAGACCTAGCAGAAGAGCAGTCGGTAATGGTTGACCAGCTTCCTTTGGGTGATGCAAACATCATTTACAAAGAGAATGCGATTTTCTCAATGGTTCCGAGCGGCGGGGCTGATGTTTTTCGATTCCAGCGCATACCCGGCAGCGTAGGCTTGCTATCCCAAAACTGCGTGGTGAATACGCCTGTAGGTCATGTGTTCTTAGCGCCCGGCGATGTGATGTTGAACACCGGCCAGTCTGTGCGCTCAATCATCAATACGAGGTTGAGAAAGTGGCTTTTTAGCCGGATTGATAGCTTGAATCGCAACCGGTCTTTTGTGGCTATGAATCCGCTGGCTAATGAAGTTTTAATCTGTTTCCCACAACTTGGCGACACATCGTGCACGCTGGCTGCGGTGTGGAACTGGCAAGATGATGCATGGTCAATCAGAACCTTGAACAATGCCACATGCGCAGGAACTGGTCAATTGAACTACGGCGCGGCCAATAGCTGGTCGGCGGCCACAGAAACATGGGAAGAGGTCACGGCAGCATGGAACCAAGACGAGCTATCGCCAGCCCAGCAGCTTATGCTAATTGGCAATACAGCCCCGCTGATTAGCGTTGCTGATGTAACTTCAAAATTCTCTGGCACGCCGTTTACTTCTGTAATCGAAAAAACCGGCATGCACTTAGACACTCCTGAACGTGTAAAGCTGATAAAACGAATAGTCCCGCGCGTAAAGGCGGCTAATGGCGTGCAGCTTCAATTTCAAGTCGGTGGGGCGATGGATGTCGAGGGTGATGTCACTTGGCAGACGCCAGTTACATATACAGTTGGCACCACATATAAAGTAGATTCAATGGCCACAGGGCGTTTCCTTGCTATGCGGATTCAATCCATAGATAATGCGCAGTATGAGATCAGAAGCATGGATGTTGAGTACGAAATGATGGGGGGTTGGTAGATGTATACACCTTCAAATGTTCCAGCCTCAGCAGATCAACTGCCCGCATTTATCGAAAGAGAAAACCGGGTTATTGCCGAGAATCTGAATGCAGGAATCTTTTATTTCCGCATGCTGTACAAAGAGCCGGCAAAAGTGTACGAGGGCATGACTGTGTTAGCAGATGGAACCAATTGGGATCCGCATGCCGGCGCACACGGTAGCGGCGGCAGCGGTGGAAATGGCAAGGGCGTCTACACATATTACGCCGGTCAATGGCATAAACTAGGGTAAAAAATGGCAGAAATTCTTTACAACCAAGGCGGCGTTACGATTGACGCAAACGGCGTTAGAACGTATGCCGATGGCTCAACGGATACCGTCGATCAGAGCATGATTCGCAGGCTAATAAACCCGCAAATCGGAACTGGTGTTTTTTCTGGCATGAACATGAATGGCGGATTAACGCCACCGGTGCAAAATTACAGCAATGCCAATGACCCGTTTAGCGTTGGCTATGGAACACCAAACCCAAGCGCGGGAACTGGTCAGTGGACTGCAAACACAAACCCAACCGCTGCGCCTTCACCGAATCCGTTTGTAATCGGTGGCGGCAATACTAGCCAAAATAGCTGGGCTGCAAACACAAATCCTACGGCTGCACCTCAAGCAAGCAACCCGTTTGTGGCAGGCGGTGGGAATGTTGGGCAATGGACTGGCAACGCTAGCCCGTATCCTTCAGCGGGAAGCAACCCCCCGCCAATTGGTGGCGCACAGCCTATGGGGAAAATACCCGGCACTTATAACGCGCAAGGAGGCCAAAATCCGTTTGTAGCAGGAGGCGGATTATTTAATGGTTCAGCGCCTCAGGCCATGCAATCAAACATGATGGGCGGCCTAGAGGTTAACCCTTACTTGTCGCAAATGGGTAGCAACCTTGTAGACGAGGTCACTAGCAACTTCCAGCGAAATGTCCTGCCAAGCATGCGGTCGCAAATGATGGCGGCTGGTGGTATAGGCGGGTCACGCGAGGGTGTGTTGCAGGCTAACGCACTGCGCGACATGAATAGCACGATAGGCAACGCGCTTGGCAACCTGTACGGACAAGGCTATGTTCAAGCAGGCAATCAGCGGCTTGGTGAGGGCAACCTAGGCTTGGGTTATGCGAACCTAGACCGCAACATAAACAATGACAATCTGAACTGGCAGTTGCAGGGTGCAAACTTTGGGCTAGGCATCCAAGACCGCTTGAACGCATCAAACGCTATCGGCTTGGGTGCTGGTCAAGCCATACAAGATACGCCACTGAATTACTACAACATGTTTGCAGACCGCGCCAACGCAATCGGCCAAGGCTACGGCACTCAGACAAGCTCTGGCGGCGGTAGTAGCCCCGTGATGGGAGCTCTTGGCGGTGCGCAGCTAGGGCGGCAAATCGGCAGTTGGTGGAACACTGGAAGCCAGCCAAACAGGGGGACTAGCCAGTGGTCTGGCACTGACCCCGGCACATGGTTTAACACTGGATCACTGGCTGACTAATGTCCAACATAACAGCAGAACAAATAACCAGCGGACTGCAATCGCAGTCAAGGCTTGAAATACGCCATGCAATTCAACACCTGCATGATTTGATGGCATCAATGCCGCAGGTATTCGATAAAGAGTGCGTGGATTTTCCCGTTAAGCACTATAAAGCGCCCGGCATGATTGGGCGTGAGATGTTCATCCCAAAAGGTTCGATCATCATCGGTAAAATCCACAAACACTCACACCTAAACATAGTTTCAGTTGGTCATGTTCGGGTTTTAACAGAGGCGGGTCAAGTCGAAATTATCGCCCCGCACACGTTTACTTCTGAGGTTGGTGCTAGGCGTTTAGTTGTAGCAATGGAGGATACCATTTGGACAACGCTACATCTAAATCCCAACGATTACGACCCAGAAAATAAAGATGACATGGAAAAATTAGAGGCTGAAATCATAGCGCCGGATTATCAGGCGCTCGAATCATTTACAAAGATGCTGGAGGTTTAATATGACATGGGGCGCAATCGCGGGTGCAACTATTGGGCTTGTAGGGTCAAGCATGGGCGGCGGTGGCGGTGGGCAAACCGCATCTAAGGAGCCTTGGGAAGCTGCACGGCCTTGGCTTGAGGAGAATATCCGCACAGGTCAAGACCTACAGCGGTACTATCAGCAGAACCCATTTAACCCGCAGCAACAACAAGCTTACAACAACATCTTTGCAGATCAGGCGAATTTCCGCGGGCAAATAGCACCGGGAATGATGGACTTTGCCAACCGTCTAATGGGCACAAACTACCAACGTGCACCAAACATCTTTGAGGGTGGCGCAAGGATGAACCGCATGCCAAGCCTGCTAAACGGACCAATGCCACAAGGCATGGGCGGCTCTACTCGACCAACGCAATATCAGCCGCAGCTACCCTATGAGCCAGCCATGCGCCAACCTACAGGGGCTTTCTCAATGCCAGCGGTTGGAGCAGGCCAAGTGCCAACCGGTGGAGGCATCGACTTCAACGCACAAAATCCGTTCGCTACAGATTTGAAGCCCGTCGACAAAGCGCCAACTGATGAGCAGACGATTCAGCAGTTGATAGACGAAGAGATGCGCAGGCGTGACGATGCTCGCAGACAGGCAGAATACTACTTCGATTCGGGGAATTAACATGGCTGGACTACTCGATATATTCAACTCCCCAGAGGGTCGGTTAGGTATCGGCCTGCTGTCTATGGCAGGTCCACAATCGCGCCCGATGGGATTTGGCGAGCGCCTCGCGGGTGCTTTTCAAATGCAAGACGCCTACAAACAGCAACTTGCAGACGAAGAATCACGCAAGCTGCGTAACGAATTTCAAACCGAGCAAATGAACAGCGCAAGGCAACGAGCGGCGCAAGAGCGGGCGGCGGTTGAGGCCGCTATGCGCAAACAGCAAGCGCTACCATCATTGCTTGGTGAAACTGGTGTTGATGTCCAGAGTGCTTTAGCGGCTGGTTTTTCACCAGATGAGATTGGCAAACTTGGCGGCTTGCGAAATATCAACGCAAACAAGGTTGCCCGCACTATCAAAGGCATAGGCCAAGATGGTCGTGAGTACGAATATCAAGTAGACGAGTATGGAAACCGAGTAGGCGATGGCATGGCGCAATTCAGAGCGCCTATTATGCAAAACCTTGGTGACAAGACTGTAGCGCTTGACCCATACACGCTGCAGCAAAAACAAGCCTTCGCTATGGGGATGTCGCCAGAATCCCGCGCAAGTAACGCGCTTGGATGGGCGAATAACGCGCTTGCGCGTGAGGCGCAGCAAAACAGCGGCGGTGCCAAATTGCCGCCGGGCTACCGATGGACGGCTGACATGACGGGCATGGAAGCAATACCAGGTGGACCGGCAGACGCTAAGGCGGGAGAAAAAGGCGCATTGCGAACCCAAGAGGCAAGGGACGCTTTAGCATTAATTGCTCAGGCAAAGGAGATAATTCCAAAGGCCACCGGTAGCACCATTGGGGCTGCAGTTGACGCGGCAGGCCGGGCTTTTGGTGTATCAACCGGCGGAGATGTTGCGACGGGACAGCTAAAGGCGCTAGAGGGTGCGTTGGTGGCGAAAATGCCAAAAATGACAGGGCCACAATCCGACCGCGACGTGCAAATGTACAGACAAATGGCGGCAGAAATTGGCGACCCGACAACTCCAGCCCCTAGGAAATTGGCGGCTTTGCAAGTTGTTGAGGATATACAGAGACGATATGCTGGAATTGAGCAGACGTCAGGCCAAACAGCGCGCGGCACTGTCGGCAATGCCCCGGCAGACATTCAGCAACTTTTAAACAAGTATTAAGCATGGACAAAGAACGCCTATATCAAGCACTTCGTAACGCAGATGCAGCGGGCGACACGCAGGCGGCTACGCGGCTTGCGCAATACATCCGTGAAATTGATTCTGCGCCAGTTGCTCAAGAGTCCGCAAAGCCCGAAAAAACATTCATGCAGAACGTAGGCAGCGCCGTTGATAACGTGGTTGCTGGTGGCTTGCGGGGTGCTGGCAGTATTGGCACCACCATCTTAGGCTTAACCGTTGACCCGCTTGCGCGTGCAACCGGTCTTGATAAAACTGGTTTTGGTTACGTCACCGGCTTGGGAAAGACTATGGCCGAGCGCCGAGCTGGAATTGACGAAGCCAACAGAACGCTTGGCGCGGATCCTGATTCTTTGCTGTACGGCGGCGGCAAGCTGGCGGCTGAAATTGCTGGCACATCCGGCGTTGGCGGTATTTTGGCTAAAGGTGCCGCAGCAGTGCCACAGCTTGCACGGTTTGCGCCTGCCCTCCAGTCTGGCGGCTTTACGCTTGGCAATGCTGCAACCGGTAGTCGTGTTGCTAATGCGGCGATTAGGGCTGGTGCTGGGGCGACAACTGGTGGCGCAATGGCTGGCTTAGTTAACCCTGATGATACAGCCACAGGAGCTTTCATAGGTGGCGCACTGCCAATAGCAATCAAGGGTTTAGGATTTTCTGGCAACGCAATAAGAGGCAGGGTTCTTGCCGGTCAATCCCCAGTGTCACCGCAAAAACTAGAAGCGGCGCGACAAGGTGCAAGGGCAGGCTACGTTGTGCCACCTGCAGACCTAAACCCTAGCACTGGGACGGAACTTATATCAGGTCTTAGCGGCAAGATAAAGACCGCGCAAGAGGCAAGCTGGCGCAATCAACCAGTAACCGACACTTTAGCAAAGAAAGCGCTTGGTCTTGGCGCAGATGACGCGATAAACGTAGAGGTTCTGGACAGCATTAGAAAACAAGCATCCCAAGCATATGAGCCTATTCGTGGCGCTGGCATGGTGACTTCTGATGATGCATTCATAAAGTCGCTTGATAGCATCGCGCAAAAGTACCAAGGCGCTAACAAGGCATTCCCGGGGCTGGCCAAAAACGAAGTCGGCGACATGATTGATTCTTTGCGGGTTGCTCAATTTGACGCTGATGGCGCGGTTGATGCAATTAAGGTCTTGCGTGAAAGTGCTGATAAAGCATTCCGCACTGGCGACACTGGCATGGGGAAGGCTGCAAAAGATGCAGCCGCCGCGCTTGAGAATCAATTGGAGCGCCATTTGACAGCTACCGGAAACGATGGGGCGTTACAGGCGCTCAAAGACGCAAGGCAGATCATCGCCAAGACTTACAGCGTACAAAAGGCGCTCAACTCTGAAACCGGTAGCGTTTCTGCGCAGGCATTGGCAAAACAACTCGAAAAAGGCAAGCCGCTTTCTGGCGATCTTTTGACCATCGCTAAAATGGGGATGGCATTTCCAAAAGCTACGCAGGCTCTAAAAGAATCGCCAAAATCAATAAGCCCGCTGGATTGGCTGGCCACCGGCGGCGCAAGCATTTCGACATCAAATCCGCTGCCTATGTTTGGGCTTCTGGCAAGGCCAGCCGCAAGGAATTATTTGTTATCACCCGCCGCGCAACGAGCGGCAATGGCGATTCCATCGCAAGCAGCAGCGGCAGGACGCGGAGGGCTTCTCACTCAATATGGGTATCGCGCGGCTCCTGTTCTTGGGGCTGGTCTTCTGGCTGACCAGTAAGACCAAGAAGGCCGCCAATAAATGCCAATACACACAACCCGATTGCCTTCCAAAGCTGAAAATCTATAAAATCCATGTCTAAATCTCCTTAAAATGAGCCAACGATACCTTAAAGCATTCAGCCGCGCAATTTGGGACAGCGACCTCATCGCGTCGCGCATGCTGTTGGCAATCGCTGAATTTACGTGGGGCGCCATGCTCTTATGGCCGGGTGAAACCTTCGCTAGAAAACCGTACGAAATAATGGGCAGGTTTGCTAGTGAGGAATTTTGGGGTATTCTTTTTCTTGGTTTTGCTGTAATACAGTTTTACATATTAGTTGCAGAGCGTTACCATGACGCATTTTCACGGGTATTTGCGGGTGTAAATTCATTTTTCTGGTGTTTGAGTACGTACACCATCTTTCTGTCGGTGACGCCACCGCCAGCCGCTATAGGCGGAAATGTGGCGCTTTGTATCGCCTCAATATGGATATTCGCACGCCCATATGTTCTAGTCGAAAGGATGCATGCCCATGCAAAAGCAGCAGAACGAAGCGCTTGAGCGGGTCATTGCGCTAGAAGCACAAATACCTGTCATTCAGGCGCAGATCGTTTCGCTTAAAACCGCATTTATCAAGAATGACATCGGCGGCGAGGATTACGACGGGCACCGGCGCGATCATCTTGTCAGAAAGCAGCACGAGGATGCGTTGCAGAGCATCAAACTCGAAACTGCAAAAAAAGTCGTGTGGTCGCTGATAGTTGGCGCGTGTGCTTTTGCGGCGCTGCTGTTTAAATCATTTTTCGGACTTTGAAATGAAATTATCATTAACAGCGCGTCAAAAACTCAAAGAGCTTGAGGGCTTTCGAGAATATGCCTACATACCCGTCAAAGGCGACGTGTGGACAGTTGGCTACGGCTTCACAAAGGGCGTAAAAAAAGGCGATTACATGACCGAAGCCGAAGCTGATGCGCGGCTAGTTGATGAGCTCGCAGAATATGAGCGTGGTGTTTATTACGCATGTTCAATTGCTCCAAATCAAAACCAGTTTGATGCAATGGTTCTGCTTTGCTACAACATAGGCATAGCTGGCTTCAAGCGGTCAAGCGTTTTGAAGGTGCACAATCGCGGCGACCATCAAGCCGCGGCGAGGGCTTTTGCACTGTGGAACAAATCGGGCGGCAAGGTTTACACTGGTCTAACCAGACGCAGGGCTTACGAGGCCGCGTTGTATCTAAAGCCGGTGCAGGCTACGGTTAAGCAATCAGAAGACGCAATGCCACAGACTGTAGACGAAGAAAGCACAATGCCACAAAGCACAATCAACCGCGCTGGCATAGCGGCTGGCGGCACTGCGACCGTGGCTACGGTGGCAGAAGTAGCCCGCACAGTGTCGGACACTAAGCAGAGCGTTCAATCGCTTGGTGATTGGCTTGTGCCTGTTCTGCTGGTACTTGTTGTAGGTCTGTGCGCCTACATCATTTATGAGCGAGTTAAACAGCGCAAACAAGGGTGGGCGTGATGCTAAACATCCAAACCACATTGATTGCAGCCGCAATAGCCGCCACGGTTTCAGGCTTTGGAGTATGGCGCTATCAATCTCACAAATACGAGGCGCAGATTGCCACGATACGACTAGAGCAAGCGCAAGACATGGCCGCAGCCAGTGCCAAAGCTCTGCAAGACTTCACAGAGATGCAAAAGGTAAAAGACGATGCAATCATTCAAGCTGAACACCGTGCACAGATCAACGCTAAAGCTGCTGCCCGTGCTGCTGCTAGCGCTGACCGGCTGCGCTCAGACCTTGCCAATGCCAACGCCCGTATCCAGTCCGCTACCCGCGAGGCCGTCAATCAGTACGCCGCTACCGTCACAGACGTATTCGGAGAGTGCGTCGCAGAATATCGAACGC